ATCTCCTCACTGGCTGTGTTATGTTCCCCATCTAGCTATCATAATATTATTGATTTGTCAAGTGGTATTTAAGAAATAAAATAATTGATATAATTAAATTATGTAAATGGATTATGAAAGATAAAATATAATTACTATACATAGTATAATTAAATGTAATGTAAATGTCAATAAGATTATTGTAGAAAGTTAGTAAGAATTATTGACATTTCTACAAATTAATTGTAAAATAGTATCATAAAGAAAGGAGTAAAACATGAGTATTTTAAAGAAAAGTAAATCAATAAGTCAGCCAGAGCTAATAAGCGAGCTATATAGAAAAATAGATGATCTGGAGATGATTATTAGAGCTGATAATAAAATGAAAAGAGATTTACTGGATGTATTTCAAGAAAATAACTATAATAACAAGGATTTAATGCTAAGAAAAATAAAACTAATTTTAGATCCAGAAAGAGAGGTCAATAATGCTATCTAGAGATGGTGTCTGTTATAACTTAAAATTATCACCTTATATAGTAGAAATCCAATATAATAACGAAACTATAAAATATAATTTTTCAACTAGATTAAACGCTGAGCGATTTAAAAACAAGCTACAAGGTAATAGAGATAAGATAAATGAGTCTTTATCTAATAGATTTAATATAGAGCTTGAAAATGATAAATTATGTGATTTAAAATTATACTCAATGACAGAAAAAAGAGGATTTTATATTGAGTGTGGAGAAAGGAAATTTGAATGTCTAAGCAGTCTAAAATTAAATGGTCAGAACAAGATATTAAGGAACTCAACCGAACAGTAAAGAATTTTAACTCTAAAATATCTAGATTAAGTAAAAAGGATCCATCTATGGTATCAATATTACCAGAGAGAGTATCAGCTCAACAGCTAAAGAATTTAATTAATACTAGACAAGATTTAAAAAGGGAGCTTAACTCTTTACATAGATTTTCTAAAAGAGGATCAGAGAGAGTAGTAACTGTACCAGATAATGACTATAATCTACAGATCACTAAATGGCAGATGTCAGAGATGAATCGTAGAGTAGCTAATATAAATAAAAGGCGTAAGCATAGGCTAGAAAAATTACAAAATACAGAGATGACATCTAGGGGCGAGAGCTTAGGATATACTAGAGGTCAGCTAGGAATGGGGAGAGCTACTGAGGTGGCTCTACAGCCTATGAATGCTTTTACTAGAACTATGGGGCGTACTGATTTAAAAGAAAAATGGAAAAGCATTATAGTACAATCTCAGAGCGATTTTTTAACTAAAAGAGATTACCAACTTAGAGAGAATTACATAAAAGGATTAACAGCAAATTATAACTTAAATGATATACAAGATATTATAGACTCAATAAATCAGATGGATATAAATCAATTTTTAAATATATTTGAACAAGAGGGTGGTACATTTGAGTTTGCTTATCCCGGTAGTGGCTTAGAGCAAGAGTTTATAAACTCATTAAGAGCTACATGGAATCCTAACAAATAAACATAGAAAGAGTGATTAATATATGGCTAGTTATATAGCAGATTTTGAATCTACAACCGATCCGACAGATTGTAGAGTCTGGGCTTATGCTATTTGTGAGGTCGGAAATAAAGACAATATAAGGATAGGAACTACTATAGATGATTTTATGAGTCTATGTAGATCTAGCGTAGAAAATGATTTAATATATTTTCATAATTTAAAATTTGATTCACAATTTATAATTAACTGGCTATTTAAAAACGGATTTAAACATACTACAGATCCTAAAGATAAAGCATCTAATACATTTAATACTATAATTAGTGATAAAGGCTTATTCTATCAAATAGAGGTTATTTTTTATAAAAGAGGTAAAAGAGTAAATAAAGTAGTATTTCAAGACTCATTAAAATTAATTCCATTAAGTGTAGAAGATATAGCCAACTCTTTTAAATTGCCATTATCTAAATTAAAAATAGATTATGATGCTCATAATAATCAGCCAGAGGGTGCTGAGCTAACAGAAGAAGAAAAAGAATATATAAAACATGATGTTTTAATAGTAGCTTATGCTCTAGAATATTTTTACTCTTTAGGCTTTAATAAAATGACTATCGGAGCTTGTGCATTATCTGAATATAAAGAGCTTATAACTAAAAATAAATTTGATAGATTTTTCCCAGTACCTAAATATCATGATGATGTAAAACAGAGCTATAAAGGTGGTTTTACATGGCTTAATCCTAAATTTGCTGAGAAAACTGTAAAAAATGGAATAGTATTAGATGTAAATAGTCTATATCCTAGTGTTATGTATGATAATTATCTACCTTATGGCACGCCAATATTTTTTAGAGGTCAATACAAGCCAGATCCTATCTATCCATTATATACTCAGATGCTACGCTGTCAATTTAGATTAAAAAAGGGTAAAATACCTACAATCCAGATTAAATATGGATATGATTTTAGAGGTAGCGAATATCTAGAGAATAGTGGAGATACTGAGGTAGTTTTATGCTTAAATAGTGTAGATTTAGAGTTATTTTTAGATCATTATGATGTATTTAATATAGAGTATCTATCTGGATGGAAATTTAAGTCTGAAAAAGGATTATTTAAAGAATATATAGACAAGTGGAGTACCAATAAGATACAAGCTAAACAATCTGGAAATCATGGCTTATACCTTATCAGTAAATTATTTCTAAACTCATTATACGGTAAATTTGGTACGAGTACAACTATAAAAGAAAAAATCCCTTATTTAGATCATAATAACGAGGTAAAATATAGAGACTCTGGAGCTAAACATAGAGATGGAGTTTATATAGCTGTAGCCAGTTTTATTACAAGCTACGCCAGAAGAGTTACAATAACATCAGCTCAGAAGATCATGGATGATTATAACTCTGGCAAAAGTAAAATCCAGTTTGTATATGCTGATACAGACTCTCTACATTGTATATCTGATGATTTTAGTCTACCAGATATAGATATAGATCCAGTTAGATTAGGAGCTTGGAAATACGAATCTAAATTTAATAAAGCTCGATTTTTAAGACAGAAATGTTACATAGAAAACTCATGCGAGGATGTTTACTCAGAGGATCCTCAATATAAATTAAAGATAACAGTAGCCGGTATGCCGGATAGCTGTTATCCTAATGTTAATTTTAATAATTTTAAAATAGGTGCAAGTTATGAGGGTAAATTAGTGCCAAAATTAGTACCTAATGGAATAGTGCTAGAAAAAATTGACTTTACAATCCAGAAAGTATAAAATAAAAGTAAGAGAGATGGCATTAATTAGATTATAAAGGCTTATATGATGATCCAACGGTGAAGAGCCACATCATATAAAACTGGGGTGGAACCTACTTTATAAATTAATGTTTGTCTCTCTTTTTTAATATAAATTGTTAAATGTTTCACGAGAAACATTTTAACACAACTCTTATATAACAAGGGTTAGAAAGGATTTTAATATGGGACATGATTTAGATGATGAAGAACTTAAAGCAACTAAAAACAATTTTTATTACTTAGACATTATAAAAGAAAATTTAGACGAGATGAAAGTAATTATAAAAAAGGATCTATGGTTTGAAATAGATACTGAAAGAACAGAAGAATTTTATAATGCTATTAATGAATTATTTAAAAGATATAGAAAAAATTTAAACAATAAATCAAATAAAATAGATAATATAAAAATTAGAAAAGCTTTAAATAAAATATATGTTTATGAGAGTGATGCTCTCTTATATGCTGATGATAAATTACTAGAGATATTACAAGATTTAGAAAAAACTTTAAAAGGGGATGATAAAGATGAGTGAAGAAGAAATGAGAAAGAAAATAATTATTGAAATGATAATAGACAAACTATTTTATAGTTTAGCAAAGGATAGCAAAGGAGTTGAAATAAATACCTACAAGATAGATGAACAAGAAATGACATATTTACTTAAAAAGTATGACTCAAATAAATTTGCAGAATATGAAAAGATGTTAAAAGGAGATAATAATAATGGATAAAAATATTAAGATAATAATGAATGAAGATATTAACGAGATAAAAGATCATTTAAAAAAAGCTATTTTATCAACCCTTGATCCTTATGATTTAAATTATCTAGTAAAAACATTTATAGAGTTAAATAATTCAACTTTTATTAATATGAGTAGTAAATTTGATGGAGATAAAGAATATGATAGCGAACTTAATTATAGATTCGGTTTTGAAGATGGTAAAAAAAGCTATTTAAATTATCTTTACGATGAGTTAGAGAATCATAGAAAAACAGAAAAAGATTTTGCTTTTATAAATAATGATTGTAGAGCTAGAGAGGATAATAAGCTAATAATAAATTGTTTAGAAAATCTTATAAAAAAATTAGCAGTAAAAGATGAGTGAGATGGATCTAGAGGAGTATTTAATAATAAACGAATATTTTAAGGAGTAAATTATGGGGATTAATTTTGATAAACAATTTTATAAAGTAGAAAATACTTATAATGATGTAGAGGAACTACATGATCTATTTTGTAGTAATAGATCTAGAGTAAATAGAAATTTATTACTTTTAAAAATAAATGAGCTACAGCGTGATATAAGCTACTATAAAGCATCATTAAAAAATATTTATATAAGGGATGATAAAATTGGCAAGAATCAATAAATTAAAAGATGATACTATAGATACATCTTTATTTTGGGATCCTAAAAGAACGCTAACTCATAATAGATTAATTAATATAATCGTAGGTAATAGAGGTGGTGGTAAATCATTTGGAGCTAAAGAGTTAGCTATAGATAACTTTATAAATAAGGGTGAGCAATTTGGTTACATCAGAAGATATAAAGAAGATCTAAAAAAGCCTATGGAGAAATTTTTTAAAGACATACAGTATTTATATCCAGATTATGAATTTAAAGCCGACTCAAAACATCTATATATAAGATTAAAGCCTACAGATGACAGACAGTCATGGACTGATGATGATATAGCCGGATTTGGATTTGTATTATCTACAGCTAATAATAAAAAATCTATACCTTATCCTAAAATTACAACATTAATATTTGATGAGTTTTTAATAGATAAAGGCTACCAGAGATACATACCTAATGAGCCTATCGCTTTACTAAATTTATACGAGACTGTAGCTCGTCCCGGTACTAATCATCCTAGAGTTTTATTATTTATGTTAGCTAATGCTATTACTATTACTAATCCATATTTTTTATTTTGGGATTTAAAGATGCCTACTAAGTGCGATAAAAATAATAAATGGATCTGGAAACATCCTACACGCCCTATACTGGTAGAGGATGTAAGGAATGATAAATTTATAGATAAAAAGAAAAATAGCGAGTTTGGTAGACTGATCGAGGGTACTAAGTACGCTGAGTATAGTATAGAAAATAAATTTTTATTAGATAATGATACATTTATAGAAAAAAAGACAGCTATATCTAGATACTGGTGTACCTTTATATATAAAAATAATACTTTAGGAATCTGGCTAGATGATAAAGAGGGTAAAATGTTTGTATCTAATGATGTAGATCCTAGCTATCCTATCATCTACAGTATAACGCTAAAAGATCATAAGCCTAATACATTATTTTTAAGAGATAAATCTAGAGCTGTAAAATTTAAAGCATTTATAGAAAATTATAAAATTGGTAATGTTAGATTTGAAAATATGAATATAAAAAATATTACCTATGAGGTAATACAATTATGTATGTATAAATTTTAATAAAAAAGAGCTATTAGTGTATTTAATAGCTCTTTTTCTCCTAAGAGAATAGGGGAATTTGCATTTTATGGATCTCCATTAAAATTTTAAAGATCAAAATCTAATTATCATAATTATTAAAAAAAGTCAATATAGAATGTTGACTTTTATTTTTTTTATTTATATAATTCGTGTAATAATGATAATGTCGGAATAAATCATTATTTAACCCTACAAGTAAACATAAAAATCAACTAAGAAAGGAGTAGTAAATGCAATCAGCTATTAAGTCAATATTAAGTGCTGTTGCTACTACTCTTTTATTTATTTTAGGTGGATGGGATATAGCTCTACAGAGCTTAATAGTCATAATGATTATAGATTATCTAACCGGAATAAGTAAAAGCTATGTAGCTAAAAAATTAAATAGTAATAAAGGATTTAGAGGTATAGTAAAAAAGCTAGCTATGTTAGGAATAGTAGCTATAGCTGTTATTATAGATAGACTAATTGGAGATACTGGATTAATAAGGAATTTTATTATCTATTATCTAGTAGCTAACGAGGGATTATCAATAATAGAAAATCTAGGAGAGATGGATATAATTGTCCCAGAATTTTTAAAAAATAAATTAGAGCAATTAAAAGATAAAGGAGATAAACAATAATGCGAGATTTTGGTATAGACATCTCTGTATGGCAGAAAGGCATAGATCTAAATAAGGCTAAAAGCGAGGGCGTAAAGTTTGCAATTATTAGAGCTATGTATGGTAACGCTAAAGATACAGCATTTGAGACTTTATATAATAAAGCTAAATCTACTGGATTAGGTGTAGGAGCCTATCAATGGGGTAGAGCTGTAAATGTAGCTCAAGCTAAAGAAGAGGCAGAGCTACTAATAGAGCATTGCCTTAAAAATAAACAGTTTGATTATCCTATATATTATGATGTAGAGGATAAACTAATATTGAATAAATCAATAGATGAAGCTACTAATATTATTAGAGCATGGTGCGAAACTATGGAGAGTCATGGCTACTATGTAGGCGTGTACATGAGTCAATCATGCTTTAATGATGAGGTAAAAGGATCAGAACTAGCTAGAAAATATACTCAATGGAGAGCCTACTGGACTAGAGAAAAAAATAAGCCAGATGCTCAGATGTGGCAATTTGGAGGAGAGACTAATTTAATTAGATCTAATAAAGTAGCTGATATAGTCTGTGATCAAGATTATTGTTATGTAGATTTTCCTAGTATTATAAAATCCGGTGGCTTTAATGGATATGGTAAAACTACTCCAGAGCCTACTCCATCTAAAAAATCAGATGAGGAAATAGCTAACGAGGTTATTAACGGATTATGGGGTACTGGTGAAGATAGAAAAAATAGATTAACTCAAGCCGGTTATGATTATTATAAAATACAAGCTATAGTAAACTCTAAATTAGTAAATAAAAATATAATACATTATAAAGTAAAAAAAGGTGATAATTTATATAATATTGCTAAAAAATATAATACAACATGGTTAAAAATTTATAATGATAATAAGCATACTATAGGTGATAATCCCTCTTTAATACATGAGGGAATGATATTAAATATAAGAAAGTAATAACATGGGATGGATAAGTAGATCCGGATCACTAACTCAATCCGAGATGGAGAATAACGCTGATATAGTTATATCTTATTATAGATCTATCGGTATTAATGATAATACTATTGCAGCGTTACTAGGTAACATGAGAGCCGAAAGCTCAGTCAACCCTAAAAGAGAAGAGGTCGGTGGATCCGGTTATGGATTAGTACAATGGACTCCAGTATCAGTATTACAAAATCATTGTAACGCTTTAGGCTTATCGCCATATTATGATGGAGATGTACAGCTTAAGGTTATTATAGCTGAGATTAGAGGTCAATCTGGGACTAATGAGTGGTATAGTACATCAGCTTTTATAAGTAATTATTATAATTCTGGTGCTACCTCAGACATGATCGGTATAACTGGAGAGCAATTTTTAAGTAATAGCATGGGATGGACTCCAGATAAATTAGCTGTTTTATTTATGGCTTGTTATGAGCGTCCATCTTATGATCCTAATATAAATCATTATCAACTTAGACAGCAATACGCTAACAACTGGCTAGAGTACATGGGTGGATCCTCATCATTTATACCTCGTACTAATGATGATGGCATTAATGGTAATCCTCATTATTACAGTAGAAATCCATTTTATTTAGCCGGTTATGGGATGCCAAACTGTACTTGTTACGCTTGGGGTAGATTCTGGGAGATAGCAGATCCTAATGATCAATATATTAATCGCCCTACTCTATCTACTGGAAATGGTGGTCAATGGTGGGGATATACATCAGATGGATATGAGCGAGGATCAACTCCTAGACTTGGAGCTGTAATCTGTTTTGATAAGCCTGGTGAGGCTGGTCATGTTGCTATAGTAGAAGAGATTAAGCCTAATGGAGATGTAGTTACATCTAACTCAGCGTGGCAATCAACTTATTTTTACATGAAAACATACAAGGCTAGCGATGGCTATAATTTTGGATCTTATCAATTTCAAGGATTTATATATAATCCTTATGCTCATCAGCCACAGCCACAGCCTACGCCAACTAAAAAGAAAACTGGTTTTAATTTTGTATTATTTGATAAAAGAAGGAAAGGAATGTATTTTAATGGATAAAGATCAATTTTTAGAGATGATTAATCTTATAGGAACTACAGAGGATGAGACAGAAAGAAGAGAAAAGCTAGCACAATTAAAAGAAGATGCTACAAGTGTATTTGATAGTATCTCTAGTTTATCTGATGAAAATAATAAATATAAAGAAGATAACGAAAAATTAAGAAGTGCTAACATGGAGCTATTTTTAAGAGTAGGATCTAACAAATCTCCAGAGGAAATAAAAAAAGATCAAGTGGGTGATGTAGAGGAAACTCCAGAGCCTAGAAAATTTAAAGATTTATTTAATGAAAAAGGAGAACTAAAATAATGGATGTAATCAATATTTTAAATACTATTAGGGATAACGCCTCAGATACATATAAAGAAAGAATCCCAGAGGCAACTCAAAATAATATTATAGCTGTTCAAGAGGTCATGACAGATCCTAGTCAAGCTGTAGTAACTAATGAATTTATCGGAACTTTATTAAATATGATAATTAAACAACAAATTATCACTAAAAACTTTTCAGATCCTTTAAAAGCTCTTAAAAAAGGTAAAAAGCCATTAGGAGATACAGTAGAAGAGATTTATGTAAATTTCTTAAAGGCTAAGCAATATGATCCAACTGGAGCCGAACTATTAAAGAGAGAGCTACCAGATGTAAAAACTGTTTACCATAGAATGAATAGACAAGATAAATACAAGGTAACAGTATCTCCAGAGGAACTATTTAAAGCATTTTCTAGCTATGATAAATTAGAGAGCTTTATAGCTAATATAATTAATACTTTATATAACTCAAGTGAGTTAGATGAGTTTGTATTAATGAAACAACTTATTAAACAAGCTTATGATCAAAACGCATTAAAGGTAGTAGAAATACCAGATCCTTTAAAAAGCGAGCAAAATGGTAAAGCATTTATAAAAACAGTTAAGACAATATCTGGAGACATGGTATTCCCTAACGCTAATAATAACGCTTGGTTAACAGCTCAGTCTACAGATACTATTCCTTTAATTACATTCTCTAAAAAGCCAGAGCAAGTATTATTATTAGATAATGCTACTGATGTATCTGTAAGTGTAGATGTATTAGCATCAATCTTTAATATGAGCGTAGCAGAGTTTAACGATACTAAAAAAATAATTATAGATGCTTTTCCAGATCCAGATATTAGAGGAGCTTTAGTAGATGAGCAATTTTTCCAAGTATTTGATGATTTAGTATATTTTAAAAAATGGGAAAATTCTGAGGGATTATACGACAATTACTATTTACATATCTGGCAAACTCTAGCATATAGCCCTCTAGTAAATGCTGTGGTATTTAAAGTAGCATCAGATACTGATGATGATGGTACAGTAGAGAGCTTTACAGTTACTAGAACTTTAAAAGATGGTGTAAAATCAAGTAATAAAAGAAATACAGTAACAGAGGGTGGATCTTATACTACTACATTATCTGGAGTAGAGGATGGAGATACTGTAACTGTTACAATGGGTGGAACAGATATAACATCTACAGCTTATGAAAATGGTAAAGTAGCTATAGATACTGTAACTGGTGATATAGTAATAACAGTAGCCTAAATATAAAGGGTGGTGGAGATCCACCATCCTTTAATTTTAAATTTTAGAGAAAGGATTATAAAAAATGAGAAATAGATTAAAGCCTTTACCTCAATTAGTATTAACTGATCTACAGCCATCTTTTTATGATGTAGTATCTGTATCAACTGAGCAGATGGTAGCTAAATTTTACGCTTATTTACAGCAATGGGTAGATGATTATAATGGCTTTATAAATGACATCAACGCTTATATAGATGAGTTTACCAGATGTACAGATTTAAAATATGAAGATTTTACAAACTGTATAAAAAATTTAATGAGCGATTATATACAATCTGTAGATACTAAAATAGCTTTACAAGATACTAAAATAGCTGAGCAAGATGATAAAATAGATGATGCTTTAGCTGAGATAGATACAGCTTTAGAAAATGCTATAAATTACATGAAAAATAATCTAGTAACTACAGTTAATAATTTATTTGCTCAAGCTTTAAATGATGGAGATATTAGAGCTACATTAGGATCTAGTTATGATGAGCCTACTGAGACATTAACGCTATATATAGAGGGAGATGAAAATAATGGCTGAAATTAGTACCTTAAATGGTTATAAAATAAAAGATAAAAAAGCTGTAAGATATTATAATACAGTAGCTGATATGGTAGCTGATACAACTTTAAAGAATGGTATGCACGCTAAAACTAAAGGTTATTATACTGTCAATGATGGTGGAGCTTCTGAGTATCATATTACAAATACACAAAGTTTATCAGATTATCAAGAAGAGCTAAATAATAATTTATATGCTACATTAATTATAGAAAATTTATTAAATGCTAAGCAAATGGGAGCTTATGGTGATGGCGTGCATGATGATACACAAATTTTACAAAGTGCAATAAACACAAATAAAAGATTAATATTAAATGGTACTTTTAAAATTACTAACTGTTTAACTGTAGATGTCGGTTATCATAAAGGTATAGAGGGTGATGGAATAGCTAAAATAAAATCTGATTTTACAGATCGTCAGTTTGATTCGTTTAAACTTGTTAACTCTTTATATGGTGAGCCTTTAACTGGAAACTATGGAACAGCCAGAAACTTTATAATAAAAAATTTAATTATTACAGAAATAAATGAACAAAATATCACCAGTACCACTCATTATGGCTCTGGTATATGCTTGGGAAATGGATGTAATAATTTAAAATTTGATAATATTACTATTTCAAATTTTATGTATGGCATTGTAGCTCCATCAACATCGCATGGAATTTACTTAAATAAATTTAGTAATATAAAAACAAATAATAACGATTATGGGTTATATTTTAATACTTCACCATCAAATGATAGTGGAGAAAATAATAGCTTTGATCAATGTAGTTTTGCGACATCAAAACTAGGTAATCACTTTGGAGCAGATACATATTTTAATTTTGTTAATTGTTCTTTTGATTATAGTTTAGGTAACACATTTATAATAAAAGATAATACTTTTATAAATATGTCTGGTTGTCATATTGAATGGTATCACTCAACCCCTTTAATTAATATAGAATATGATGGCTCAATTAGATTTTTCGGATGCTCTTTTGTTAAATCAAGTTATGATGATGGGGGATCTCCTGATAAAATGATCCAAGTTACTCAAGGAAACGGATTACCAGAAATTATATTTGATAGTTGCTCATTTTTAATGGGTAGAACTTATACAGCATTAAATAACGGTATACCCTATATCAAATTTATTAATTGTTGTAGACGAGAGAGCGATCCATCTAATTATATTTCCACAGCTTACGATATTATTAATTGTACTGAGGCAAATAAGTATTTATATCCATTAAATTTTGACAGTGGTCTTACAAGAAATCAAACTAGAATTAAGGTAACTTGTACAACAGAAAATAATGGTAATAGATTATTTATACCTCTTAATTATAATAATAAAGATATTAAAATTACTTTGACTCTTAATTCATCAATTAATTTATCAACTGATGTATATGTTGGCTCTGGTAAATTTTTAGGAGAAAATATTATTGAAAGTATTGGAGCAGTTTCTAAAACAGTTAGTTTAACAGCCTCAACAGATACAACGGTTACAATTATACATAAATTTAGAAAAGGCTTAACATATCAACCTTTTCTAAGATTTGATTTAAACAATTTAACACAAGGAGCTACATTTGAGGTTAAAAATATTTCAATGCAAATAATCTAAAAAAAGGATTTAAAAATATGGAAAAATATAATAAATATGGTGAGTCTTTATATTTAGATTGTGGATGTAAAGATAAGCCACCAATTAAAAAAAATAAAGATTGTGGATGTGGTGGTATTAATTTACCATCACACAGCAACGAAATAGAGATATTAATTAGACAGTTAAAAAGAGAGGTAGCTGAGCTATTAAATACAACTCAAGCCAGATTATTATGTCAAGATAAAAAGATAGCTGAGACAATGGTATACATTAAAAATAATTTATCTAACTATCTACGAGATCTATTAGACTCTATGCTAGAATCTGGAGAGCTAGATGAGATTATAACATCAGTTATAGAAAACTCTATCGAGGTTTTAGAGAGTGATGTAGAGACTCTAAAAGCAGATATGACTAGAGCTAAGGCTAATATAGACTATATTAATAATGAGCTAGCTAATAAACTAGGTTTTGATGAGGTAGCTGAGTCAGATGTAAATAGTAAATTTTTAGATGTTGATGTAGCTACTGAGTATGTTAATGACTCAATAGTTTATATAACTAAATTAACTAATATAGATAAAATAGCTTGTTTACCTACTAATGGAGATGTATCAGCAGATGTAAATTTAAATAAGAAAAATGTAATAGATTATTCTAAGACAGATACCAACTATGATGTATATATTAATGGTGGTATGTCTGGTATATATTTCTTTGATGGATCTATTAATCAGACTACTAGACTAGACTGTCCTTATTATTGCTGTCTAGATGCTGATAATAATATGAAATTTTACGAGGGATTAAGCCAGACAATTACTCCAGATCAGTTATTAGTAGATGGCGTAGTAAATTGTTTTTCTGGATTTGCTCCATTAGTAGTAGATCATGAGCTAGCTGATTATAGCTCTTTAGAAGCTATAGCCTCTACTAATGCAATAGCTCAAGCTTTTATAGATAGTTTACCAGTAAAACATCCACGCCAGATATTAGCTCAAGATGATGATAATAATTTTTATATTATATCTATTATGGGTAGATTTAATAATTCTGATGGTATGAATTATACAGAAATGAAAAACTACTGTCTAGCTAAAGGTTATAAAAATGCCTTTAATTGTGATGGTGGTGGATCAATGCAAACGATAGTCAGTCAGAATTATGTATTTTATCCATCTCAAGAGTTAGATACTAATATAGATAGACTAATACCATCAGTATTAGGATTTAAGCTAAAGGGGGTGGAGTAAATGAGTGGATTTTTAAAAAAAGGATCTAAAAAAGTATATTCAATAAATACATCTAAAAATATTGAGCATAATGGTTTTAAGTTATATGATTATATCGAACTATTAAAGAAAAATATAATTAACTTATTTAACATAAATCAAGTCTCTAGGATAGGTATTAGCCTTAATGATTATCATCTAACTACTACATCTAACTATGAGGATCTAAATTATTTAGATCAAGCTTATAATCGTAATAACGGATGCCCAGATGATTATGAGATTAACGCTAATGGTATTTATATTAAGAATAAATATAAAAAGAATTTACTAATTAATTTATCAACTAATGTACGCCCAGACTCTGGTCAAGGTGGATTAAAATACTTTAGGATTGAGTTATGGCGTAATGGATCTAATATAGAATCTCAATTTACAGCTACCGAGGTTACTAATAATGGTAGAGCTAACTTATCTATCCCATGCTTTTTTAAAGTTACTTATAATGATTTAATTAAAATAAAAGGCTATGGAGTGGCTAGTGATACATTTTTATTAACTAGGGTAAACATGGAACTATCTAAACAAGATGATATAAATTATTATACTTATTAAAAGTGAGGTAAAAAATGGCTGATCCTATTACTAAGGTATATATATTAGATGTACCTTTAGAAAATGATTATAAAAATACTTTATATTTTGCTAACGCATCAGCTCAGCAATCATATTTTCAAAGTAGAGTTATTAGATCTTTTACTGATTTTACTTATCAGCGAAAAGATCAAATAATTAGATTACCAGTAGAGTATGATAGTATCTATCACGCTAACTATGTAATGTATCAGAATAGTAACTACTCTAATAAATGGTTTTATGCCTTTATTACAGAGCTAGAGTATATAAATGATGGTTTGACTTATGCTCATATAGAGACTGATGTCATCCAGACATGGCTATTTGATTATAATGTTAAATCATCATTTGTAGAGCGTGAGCATACAGCAGATGATACTATAGGATCTAATACAGTACCAGAAAATTTAGAGCTAGGTGAGTATGTAGTAAATGGCTTATATAAAGATACTAGTTTAAATGATTTTGTATATATTTTACACGCCTCAGAGGTGTCAAGTGGTCAGACTACCGATAGTGATAGACATGTTAATCTAGGTGGAGTAGAGGCTCCTGGTGTTATGTATGTTTTTACGAATGATGTAGCTGGAAAATCTTCGCTAGTTAATGTATTACAAGATTATGATAATAATGGAAAAGGTGACGCTATTATAAGTGTTTACATGGTGCCACGCCCTATAATAGAAATGCCAGATCCTAATAGTATAAGGTATCATGGTCAAGATGATCCTAAATATTATAGCATAGAGTTTGATAAGCCAGATGATCTAGACTCATACGAACCACGAAATAAAAAATTATTTACTTATCCATTCTGTTATCTAATCTTAGATAATAATAATGGTACATCTAATATTTTACAATATGAGGAATTTAAACATAATAATGATGGTAAAGTACACTTTGAGGTATCTGGTGTACCGGTATTAGGTGGATCTATTAAATGTATACCTAAATATTATAAAAATATGGGAGCTAATGAACAAGAGGGGATTATTTGTGGAAAATTCCCAGTCTGTGGATGGGTGAGTGATTTATATATAAACTGGCTAACACAAAACGCCGTAAATATTGGCGTAGGTATAGCATCATCTGGATTATCTATAATAGGTGGTATTGCAGCGATAGGATCTGGAGCCGGAGCTGTAGCCGGAGCCTCTATGGTAGGTAGTGGAGCTTTAGGGATAGCTAGTAGCGTAGGTCAGATATATCAACACAAATTGACTCCAGATTCAGCTAGAGGTAATACTAATGGTGGAGATATTGCTACTTGTTATAATGCTAATACATTCTATTTTGTAGGGATGTCAATAAAAGAAGAGTACGCCCAGATTATAGATGGATATTTTGATTTATATGGTTATAAAACTAATAGAGTTAAAATCCCTAATAAAAATCATAGACAGAGATGGTGGTACACTAAGACTATAAATGTTAATATAGATGGAAATATACCTCAAAATGATATGCAAAGGATTAAAAATTGCTATGATAATGGGATAACATTCTGGAGAAATGCTAGCGAGATAGAAAATTATAGTCTATCAAATAATATTATATAGAAAGGTTTTAATAACATGAGTTACGATTTACTAAGCTATAAATCTGTAGATAAGCGATTAAATGATATAACTTATACTAATTATTATTATAGATTGATGCTTATAGCTAGATCCTTATTTAAATGGAACAACCTACCTAATAAAATAGACGAAAAATGGATCGAAAGATATTTATTTTCTGAGGGTGCTTGTGTATTCTTTAAACATCCAGATCTAGGTTTTATGGTTACTAAATTTGCTGAGGATGGTAAGTTAAATTATTATGATGAGCCTACTAAGGTCAGAGCATACGCTACTGATTTTGAGTCTGTAGAGTTAAATAATAATGTAAATAGTATTATAATTAGAAATAATGATGACATGATACCTACTTATCCTACTATACAAATATACTCAGCAAAATTAACTAATATAGAGCGTACTATAGATACTAACTTATCAGCTCAGAAAATGCCATTTGTTATTACTTGTAGCGATAAGCAGAGATTATCTTTTAAGCAAGCTATAAAATCAAGAGATGATAATACTCCAGTAATATATGGTGATAAAAATTTAGATCTAAATGATATTAAGGTTTTAAAAACAGATGCTCCGATTATATTCGATAAATTACAAGTACAGAAAATGAATGTCTGGAACGAGTGCCTAACATTTTTAGGTATTAATAACGCTAACACAAATAAAAGAGAGCGATTAATAACTAATGAGGTCAACGCTAACGATCAAATGATACAAGCTAACGAGGATGTAATGCTAAAAGCTCGTGAGCGAGCTTGTGAGCTTATTAATAAAATGTTTGAATTAAATATATCAGTAGAGCGTAGATCTGGTCTTAAATTTGAATCTCCAGAGGATGTAAATATTTTAGATGAGAAAGGAGATAATATAGATGATACCACTAACAGCTAGATATACAGAGGTCTTATATAATTTATTAAATAATCCTCAATCTAAAAAAGCTATAGATGAGGCTATGTCAGAATATCCAATGTATAAGCCAGAAAATCCTATTACTTATACTATCATGCCAACTAGAGAAGAGCTTAATAAAAGGATTTTAGATTATTATAAATATAGAGAGATAGGATTCGAGACTGTAGGTAGATTTATTGATGAGCTTAGAATCTCATTAAATGAAATTATGCCATATTATTATCAGCTTTTTAAATCTCAAGATGTAATGAACGGAGTCGAGGATGTTTTCGGTAATGTTGATATAGTAGAGTCTTTTAGTGAGTCATCATCTGATAATACATCTAACTCATCTAATGCTACATCAGAGGCTATATCTAATACATCAGCTACTAATAACTCTAAAGATGTTAAATCATTAACTCCACAGAGTCAGCTATCTATTACTAATAAAAATATAGATTCTGTAAATTATGCTGATCAAGTAGAATGGAATAAAGTCGATAGTACATCTAATGGACTAGATCATGCTACTACTAATACATCTGGTGAAAATTCTAGAGTCGGATCTATTGAGCATACTTTAACCAGAAAAGGTAATCAAGGTGTTAATACTTATGCTCATGATATGAAAGAGCTTAGAACATCTTTTTTAAATATTATAGATGATATTATTAATCATCCTAGAATATCAGAACTATTTTTATTAATTTATTAGCCTATTTTATTTTCCATATATTTATAAAGTATCTAATCATTATGTAAATCTTTAGATACTTTATAAAATATTTATTCTTTATGTTAATCTCATTCCTTATATTACATTTTCTTTACATCCATTTAATACCACTTGACAAATCAATAATATTATGATAGCTAGATGGGGAATATCATACAGCCAGTG